TCAAACAATGCGCCGTAGTCGATGTCCATGTGTTGTGCTCCTCTCTGGATTTTTGCGCTTTTCCTGCGAATGTGGGGCTTGCTTTGTCAGATGGTCTTACTTGTTCTTGCTGCCTCTCAGGTCGTTGCCGGTCTTCACGGTGCCGTTGCCCTTCTTGTTGTCGCCGCTGAAGGGTGCCTTCACCACCTGCGCGCCGGTGTTCTTGATGCTGCCAGCGTAGGTCTTATCTGCCATCTCTGCGTCCTCCTTTCTTTCCTTGATGCTCCTTTGTGTCACGGTCGGCGGCGCGGGTGCCCCAATCCCGCGCCGCTTCCCGCTTCAGGAGGTCGGGCGATACCCGAATGATAGGGAAGTATCTATGTCAGACGGGAGCATTCGCTCCCATGGTCTGCCCGGAATCACGCGCAGCGTCCTGCTGTGCTCTCTGGATAACGGCCTGTGCGGTCTGAATGTCCAGCCCGCCATTCTGCTGCCGCTGCATCTGCGCCTG